GTTGTCCGCATCTCTCTAGGTGTGCATGAGCCAACACCATCAGCGGCTGTCGGCGAGGCCGTGGCGCAGGGTTCGGGCCCAGGTGCTTGAGCGGGCTGGCGGCGTGTGCGAGATCCGCACGCCGTCGGTGTGCACCGGGTTCGCCACCGAGGTCGATCACATCATCCCGCTGTCGCGTGGCGGTCATCCGCTTGACGTCGAGAACCTGCGTGCGGCGTGCAAGCCGTGCAACCTCGACCGGAACGCGAAGTCGCCGCTCGTCGTGAATCCGTGGGGTCTGTGATGGCCGCGAAGAAGAAGCCGGCACCACCGTCACGGCTTGAGGTGTTGCGCGAGAACGAGCTGCTGCTGCGTGCGGCGGCGTCGACCGCAGACCCGTCGAACGTGGCGTCGATTGCGCGCGAGCTGCGGGCAACGGTCGCCGAGATCGCTGCCATCGAGGGCGAGGCAGCACCCGAGGAGTCACTTGTCGACAGGCTCGCGAGCAAGCGTGCAGCACGTCTCGCTGCCGTCAATCCAGAACCTGCCGAGCGGCGCGGTCAGCCTCGACGCCGCGGAGGCGAGCATCGAGCTGGCTGAGGCAGCCGGTCTGGTTCTCGACGAGTCGCAGCGGAACACAATCCGTGCCTGGATGGGCGAACGTGCCGACGGTTCGTGGGCTGCGTTCGAGGCGGCGCACATTATGCCCCGTCAGAACGGCAAGGGTGCCGAGCTGCAGGTGCGCCAGCTCGGCGGCCTGTTCGTGCTCGGCGAGCAGCTGCAGATCCATACCGCTCACGAGTTCAAGACCGCTAACGAGCATTTCCTGCGCATGGCGCACCTTGTCGAGGGCTGCCCCGACCTGAAGCGTCTCGTCGCCCGCATCAGGTATGCGAACGGCGAGCAGGGCATCGAGCTGAAGTCGGGCGCACGGCTCAAGTTCCTCGCCCGTTCGGGTGGCGCCGGCCGAGGTTTCGCCGGTGCTGCATCGGTCTATTTCGACGAGGCCATGTATCTCGAGGCCGACCACATCGGTGCTGCGCTGCCGACGCTGTCGACCTACTGGAACCCGCAGGTGATCTACACCGGTTCGGCAGGGTTCGGGTCGTCGTCGCAGTTGTGGAGGCTGCGCCGGCGTGCACTGTCGGGTGCGGGCGGGCGTCTCGCCTATGTCGAGCACACCGCCGAGGACGTCACACTCGACGGCGACCGTGTCGTGTCGAACCGTGACACGATCGACTCGGGTGACCGGTCGGCGTGGGAGCGGGCGAACCCGGCGCTGGGTGTGCGTATCTCGCACGAGTTCGTCGAGGCCGAGTACGAGTCGATGCCACGCGACCAGTTCATGCGTGAGCGGCTCGGCATCTGGGAACCGGAACCGCTCGTCAACCGGGCCCGTGTGTTCTCCGACTCGCAATGGTCGGCGAACTACACCGACGCCCGGCCTGACGACCCGATCGCGTTCGCTGTCGACGTCAGCCCCGACCGCCGGTCGGCTGCGCTCGCAGCCTGTGCAACGCACGAAGGCCGCCGGTATGTGACCGTGCTCGAGCACCGGCCCGGTGTCGGTCTCGGCTGGGTCGGCGCCCGTGTCGGCGAGATCGCCAGGAAGTACCCCGACGCAGCCTGGGTGCTCGATCACGGCGCAGCCGCCGGTGCACTGTCGGCCGAGTTCGCCGAGCTCGGCATCGAGACCGTCCCGCTCACCTCGCGTGACATCGCTCAGGCGTGCGGCGCCTTCCACGACGCTGTCACCGAGGGCCGTATCTGCTACCCGCGCCAGCGTTCGCTCGACGACGCCGTTACCGCTGCGACGGTGCGCCCGCTCGGCGAGGCGTGGGCGTGGGATCGCCGCAGCAGCGACGGCGACATCAGCCCGCTGGTCGCCGTCACGTTCGCCCTCGCAGCATCCCGTTCACGCACGCCCCGCCGTGCCCCGCAGATCGTCGACGTCTGGAGCACATGATGCGCGACCACATCACCACTGCGCTCGAGGTGCTCGGCGCTGCCGCCATCTGTGTCGGCGTGTTCACGATCAACCTGTCGGCCGGCCTGATCGCCGCCGGGCTCGCCTGTGTCGGCGCCGGCTATCTCGGGGGTCGCCAGTGAGCCTGATCGTGCGCCGGCGCGAGGAGCGCCAGTTCACCCCGCTGCAGAACAGCGGCTTCGGTCTCGGCGGCAGCAACTGGTCGGGCGAGCAGGTCAACGAGGCGAGCGCCCTGCAGGTTGCTGCGGTCATGGCCTGCGTCGGCCTGATCGCCGACTCGGTGGCGTCGCTGCCGCTGCGTGTGGTGCGCAGGGTCGGTGACCGTACCGAACGCCTGCCGATGCCACGGCTGCTCTCGGTGCCGTCGCCGACGGTCACGTCGTACGAGCTGGTGCACCAGACCGTGTCGAGCCTCGCGCTGCACGGCAACGCGTACATATTCGTCGATCGTGCACCGAACGGTGAGGCGCTGACGCTCACCCCGATTCACCCGAACAACGTGCAGGTGACCGGCAACGGTCTGCAGTCGGCCCGCACCTACACCGTGTCGGGCACGCCTGTCGCCGCCGACAACATCCTGCACATCCGCTGGTGGACACCGCCGCAGGCACTCAAGGGCATCAGCCCGATCGAGGAGCAGAAAACCACGATCGGCCTCGCCCTAGCGATGGAACGCCACCTCGCCCAGTTCTACGGCGAGGGCGGCACCCCGTCGTCGGTGCTCGAGACCGACTCAGACCTGACACCGGATCAGGCCAAGGTGCTGCGCGAGACCTGGTTCAACATGCACAACCGCAAGCGCCTGCCCGCTGTGCTGACCCGTGGCATGAAGTGGCGGCCGGTCACGACGTCGGCATCAGACATGGAACTGCAGGCATCGCGCGAGTTCCAGATCAACCAGATCGCCCGCATCTACCGTGTGCCGTCCTACCTGATCGGCGCCAAAGGCGACAGCCAGACCTACACGAATGCCGAGGCCGCTGGCCAGCACTTCGTCACATACACGCTGCTGCCCTGGATTAAGCGCCTCGAGGAGGCGTTCTCGTCGCTGCTCGCACGCCCTCAGTACGCCGTGTTCGACGTCGACGGGTTCCTGCGTGCCGACACCCTGTCACGCCTGCGCGCCTACCAGCTGGCGGTGATGACAGGCATCAAGACACCGAACGAGTGCCGTGCCGGCGAGGGCCTCGAGCCGTACGACGGCGGCGACGAGTTCGTGCTCGCCCTGCCCGGCGCACCGATGGCAGGCCCCGGTATCGACCCGCCCCCGCTGGGCCTCGACCCCGAGCCGCCCGCCTGATGGCGTTCACGCCGACCGACGCGATGGTCGTTGAGGCCCAGCGGGGTCTCGACTGGCGGGCCGAACACAACCGAGGCGGCACCGCTGTCGGCGTCGCCCGAGCACGCGACATCGTGAACAGGCGAGCACTGTCGCTCGACACCGTGAAGCGCATGTCGTCCTACTTCGCCCGTCACGAGGTCGACAAGCAGGGGACTGGCTGGTCACCGGGCGACGAGGGTTACCCATCGGCAGGGCGCATCGCATGGGCCCTGTGGGGCGGCGAGCCGGGCCGCCGGTGGGCTCTAGCGATCATCACCGAGAGCGCCGGCAACGACCGCGCCCTGCAGGAGAACGACACCATGCCCGAACAGCGCGACCTCGATCTCGAGGTGTTCACGCCACGCCAGAACCTGCAGTACCAGCACGACGAGCACCTCGTCGAGCTGTTCGGCCAGTACGACCAGGGCACCGGCCCCGACGGCGCCCACTATGTCGCCGAGTCACCGTTCGCCGGCGAGGGCCTGGTGTGCAGCAGCTGCGCCTTCTACGACGGCGCACGGGCGTGCGAGATCGTGTCGGGCGACATCGACCCGAACGGCATCTGCAAGCGGTGGGTCATCCCCGCATCACTCGTCGCCGCCGAGCCTGCCCCTGCCGGCAGCGGCGACACCGCAGTGCGCTACGGCGCCCTCGAGGTTGAGCACCGCAAGGTCAACGGTCGTGACGTCGAGTTCCGCACCGTGTCGGTCGGCCAGATCGAGGTGCGCGACGCCGACTCGGGCGGCATGACGTTCACCGGGTACGCCGCCGTGTTCGACTCCCCGTCGGAACCGCTGCCGTTCACCGAGACGATCCGCACCGGCGCCTTCAAGCGGTCGCTGCAGTCGGGTCGCGAGGTCCGCATGTTCCGCAACCACAACACCGACGACGTGCTCGGCTCGACCCGTGCCGGCACCCTGCGCCTTGTCGAGGACGCACGCGGCCTCAAGGTCGAGGCCGACCTGCCCGACACGACCGTCGGGCGCGACCTGGCGGTGCTCATGCGCCGCGGCGACGTCCACTCGATGTCGTTCGGGTTCTCGGTGCCGCGTGGCGGCGACGCCTGGTCGGACGACGGCCAGACACGCGAGCTGCGCGAGCTCATCCTTCACGAGGTGTCGGTCGTCACCGGCTTCCCCGCATACGCAGCCACGTCTGCTGCGGTGCGCTCGGCCGACGAGCCCGAGACATCGAACGCTGCGACCGTCGAGCCAGACCCTGCCGGCATCCCGGTGGTTCTCGCACGCCGGTTCACCGATCTCTACGCCCGCAAGGCGTAGCAGCACGCCGCACCAGCGGCACCCCGCCAGCCCGGAGCAGGCCCTCGGACGTCGCGACGGCGACGCACCACGGCCCCTGCCACCACCTGCGCACCCACAACACAACCCCCCATTCCATTTAGGAGCAACACCACCATGAACCACAAGTTCATCGAAGTGCTGTCGGAGGAGCGCGCACGCGCATGGGAGCAGGCCAAGGGCCTCCTCGACGCTGCCGCCGCCGACAAGCGTGACCTGACCGCCGAGGAGTCCGAGACGTTCGCGCGCATCAACGCCGACCTCGACGCCAAGGACGCCCGCATCAAGGAGATCACCGAGCTCGAGGCCCGCAACCAGGCGATCGCCGAGTCTCGCGCACGCGCAGGCGTGCCCGCCGACCTCGGCGGCCCGGCACAGCCCGAGGTCGACCACGACGACATGCTCGTGCGCCGCCTCCTCACCGGCGACATCCGCTCGGCCCGGTTCGAGAAGCGCACCATCACCAAGTCCAGCGCGACAATGGTCCCGACGTCGGTCTATGACCGCATCGTCGAGCACCTCGTGCAGGCCAACGTGGTGCGCAACCTCGCCACCGTGCTGACCACCGCAGCCGGCGAGAGCCTCGCCGTGCCGAAGTCCACCGCGTTCTCGACGGCCTCCATCGTCGGCGAGGGCTCGCAGGCATCGGCGTCGGACCCGACGCTGTCGACCACCACCCTCGGCGCCTACAAGTACGTCGTGCTCGTGCAGCTCTCCAACGAGCTCGCGAACGACGCCAGCGTCGACGTGGCAGGCTTCCTCGCCCGCCAGGCCGGTATCGCCATCGGCGTCGCCACCCGCGGCCACAACACGACCGGCTCAGGCTCGAGCCAGCCGTGGGGCATCGTGACCCGCTCCACCGCCGGCGTGACCGGCGGCACCGGCGTCACCGGTGCGTTCACCGCCGACAACCTCATCGACCTGCGTTACTCCGTCGGTGCCGCCTACACGGCACAGCCGGGCGTCGCCTGGATGATGAACAGCACGGCGATGGCCGCAGCCCGCAAGCTGAAGGACAGCCAGAACCGCTACCTGTTCGAGCCCGGCCTCAACGGCAACGTCGACAGCCTCCTCGGCTTCCCGGTGCAGATCAACGACTCGATGGCGAACCCTGCGCTGTCGGCCAAGTCGGTGATCTTCGGCCACATCCCGTCGTACTTCATCCGTGAGGTCAACGGGATCGACGTCGCCGTGTCCGACGACTTCGCCTTCGACTACAGCGTCCGCACCTTCCGCGTGACGCTGCGCACCGACGGCGACCTCATCGACCAGACCGGTGCTGTCAAGCACTTCGTCGGCGGCGCGAGCTGACGACGGGACGCAAGCGGGGACGGGCGCTTCGGTGCCCGCCCCCGCCTGACCCGCAGGGGGACTGATGAAAGTTCGCATGCTCATCGACATCGACGGGCCGATCGACGGGCGGCCGTGGCCCCGCAAGGGGGGCACGATCGACGTCGCCGACCATGTCGCTGCCGACCTGATCTCGAACCGCTACGCCGAGGCACTCGACGAGGTCGAGACCGCCGTCGTGAACCCGGTCGCCGAGACGGCAACCAAGCCGGCGCCACGCGCACGGCGCATTACCCCGAGCGAGTGAGGGCACAGTGCCGACGACCTACGCCACCCTCGCCGATGTCAAGGCGGCGCTGCGGATCACCGACAGCGTTGACGACACCCTGCTGACGTCGCTCATCACGACCGCCTCGCGCCGCATCGACAACCGGTGCGGCCGCAGGTTCTACGCCGACGCCGCCGCCACGGCGCGCACCTACACCGCCCAGCAGACCGACACGGTGATGACCGACGACATCTCGACGACGACCAGTCTCGTCGTCAAGGTCGACGACGACGGCGACGGCACGTTCGAGACAACCCTGACCGTCGGCACCGACTACCAGCTCGAGCCGCTCAACGCCCTTGCGCGCAGCCTGCCGATCAACCTGCTGCGTGGCACCGGGCGCGGATTCCCGCGCTCGAGCGTCGGCCAGGCGCTTGTCGAGGTGACCGCCAAGTGGGGCTGGCCGTCGGTGCCCGAGCCGATCGCCGAGGCGACTCGGCTGCTCGTCATGCGCCAGTTCCGCAGGTTCGACAGCCCGCTCGGCGTCGCCGGCTTCGGCGACCTCGGGGCGATCATGGTGCGCAACCTCGACCCCGACATCGAGGCGCTCATCGGCCCCTACACCGTCGTCACGGTCGCCTGATGCCGACCAGCATCTCCGATCTGCGCACCGGGCTGGCAACAGCGATCGGCGCCCTGGCAGGCGTGCGCGTGTACGAACAGATCCCCGACGCACCGGTCGCACCGGCAGCGATCGTTGAGCTGCGTGGCATCGACTACGACTCGACGTTCTCGCGCGGTGCCGACGAGTACCGGTTCTCGGTGACGCTCATCTCGGGACGTGCTGACGACCGCACTGCACAGACCCGGCTCGAGGGCTGGGCACAGGGGCACGGCAGCGGGTCGTTCAAGACCGCCGTCGAGGCCGACCCGACGCTCGGCGGCATCTGTGGCGCCGTGCGCGTCGAGACCGCATCGGGCCTGCAGTCCCTCGAGGTGAACAACACCCCGCACCTCGCCATCGAGTTCTCGATCACCCTCTACGCCTGAGGAGCAACCAGTGCCCTTCATCAACGCGCAGCAGACGCGCATCCTGTGGGGCGACATCGCGCTCCACGCCTACCTGCGATCGGTCGCCCCGTCGGCGACACGCGACATGATCGAGGTGTCCACGCTCGGCGACACGTCCAAGGCGTTCATCCCCGGCCTCACCGAGTGGTCGCTGAACGTCGACGGCCTGTTCGACTCGACGACCGGCGCCGGTTCCCTCCTCGACGACATCACGACCACGCTTACCTCGGGCGCAACGGTCGCCACGTCGGTCGCCCCCGACGGGTTCGCCGCCGGCAACAGCGTCTGGCTCATGCCGTCCAAGATCGTCACCTACGAGCCGACCTCGCAGGTCTCCGATGCTGTCGGGTTCAGCATGGCGTTCGGCGCCGGCACCGCACCGGCGCTCGGCACGAGCATCACCGATCTCGCAGCGGTGTCGACGACCAGCAACTCGACAGCGCAGGACAACACGACGTCGAGCGCCAGCGGTGCGGTCGCCCACCTGCACATCACCGCCGTGTCGGGCACCACGCCGACGCTTGCGGCGGTCGTGCAGCACAGCACGAACAACTCGACCTGGACGACCCTGGCGTCGTTCACGACCGCCTCGGCCATCGGTTCCGAGGTCATCACCGCCACCGGAACCGTGAACCGCTACGTGCGGGTCGCCTTCACCGTGGGCGGCACCACCCCGTCATTCACCTGCCAGGTCAGCCTGGCTCGTTACTAGGAGCAACACACCATGCCCTTCGTAGCCGCGCGCGCCTCGGCCTTCAAGCTCGACAACGCCGCAGGGTCGCTGACCGATATCAGCACCTATGTGGATTCTGTCGGCGGTCTCGCCAATACCACCGACATGCTGGAGACCACGACCTTCGGTGCGACGTCCAAGACGTTCATCGGCGGTCTCCGCAACGGTGACACGATCACCGTGTCCGGCAAGTGGGACACCACGCTGAACACACAGCTGACCGGCCTGCTCGGTCTCAGCACCTCGAGCACGTTCGAATACAGCCCGGCCGGCACCGCAGCGTCGACGCCGAAGGTGTCGGGCGAGTGCTTCGTCACCTCCTACGAGGTGTCGTCGTCGGTCGCCGACCTCGTCACCTGGACGGCTTCGCTGCAGATCAGCGGCGCTGTCACCTGGGGCACGAACTAGCCGATGCCGCCGAGGGCGCGCTCGACAACGTCGAACGCCGTCTCGCTGCGTGTCGACGGGGCGAAGGAGATGCGCGAGACGCTCAAGAATCTCGGCGACCGGGCCCTGCTCAAGGAGCTCGGCGCCGAGAACAAGCGCATCGCCGGCATGATCGTCGCCGCAGCGCAGGGCCTTGCGGGCACCAGCGCCAACCCGTCGCGGCAGAAACGCGAACGGATTGTCGCAGGCAACCTGCTCGAGACGAAGGCCGCCAGCTATGTCGGCATCCGTCTGCCGCAGCTTGTTGACGTGGGCGACAAGCGCGGCCCGAGGGCGGTCGGGATGGGCACCGAGTTCGGCGCCTACCAGAACCGGCGCCGGCTGCGTAAGTCGACCGGCGGCCGCAACACGATCGTCCGCAACGACGAGGACATCGACGCCGTCATCCGTCGGGTCGAGAACCAGACGATCACGCGTGATCGCTACGGCGGCGCATCGACGATCAAGAAAAAGACAAGGGCAGTCGGCGGCGAGGCCGTCAGGGTGACCGGTGTCGTGAAGGGCTGGAACACGTTTCGGCCGTGGCGGGGCAACGGGACACGCGCCGGCTACTTCCTGTTCCCCGCCATCAGGCGCAACAGGGACAAGGCCGTCGAGCTCTACATCGCCAAGATCGAGAACATCTGGTCACGCCGCAAGGCGGCATGACCGAACGACGAGGGGAGTCGTCATGTCAGACAAACCGGCAGCGGTCACGCTGCAGCTCACACCGCCCGGCGAGACCGAGGCGCACGAGATCGAGATCGACCTGCTGTCGTTCACGCTCGCCGAGCGCAACATCGCCAAGAAGGCGCTCGCCCAGTTCACCGACCCCGACCTGCTCGAGGTCATGGCCGTCAACGCGTGGGTGGTGTGGAAACGCACGCACCCCGAGTGCAAGCTCGACGACTGGGTGAACGGCATCACCTTCGGCGACCTTGTCGGCACCGACTGGGCGTCGGTCGCCGAGCAGCCGTTCCACACGCCCGAGGGTTACGACCCGGAAGCGTGAGGCATCGGCTGCTGCAGTGGTGGCCGGTGCTGTGGACAACCTTCGGCGTCAGGCCCGGTGATGTCGGCGACCTGACGCTCACCGAGGTGCTCGCCATCGAGCACTACCTGACGACGCACGCCCAGCGATAGGGGAGACATGAGCCAGTATCGCGACCTCGTCGTCCGCATCGTCGGCGACGCCAAGGGCATGAAGAAGGCAACCAAGGAGGCCGAGTCTGGCCTCGACGCCTTCGAGAACCGGATCGGCCAGCTCGGCTCCACCCTCGCCGGCGTGTTCGCCGGTGGTGCCCTCATCTCGTTCGCGAAGCAGGCTGCCGACGCCGCCCTAGAGGACCAGCGCGCGCAGGAACGCCTCGCCAAGACGCTCGAGAACGTCACGGGCGCAACACGCGCGCAGATCGCTGCCGTCGAGGACTACATCTCGGCGACCGAGTCGCAGTATGCGGTACTCGACGACGAGCTGCGCCCTGCGTTCGAGACGCTGGTGCGCGCCACGAAGGACACGGCACAGGCGCAGAGCCTGCTGCAGCTCGCCCTCGATGTCTCGGCCGGCTCGGGCAAGAGCCTCCAGGACGTGTCGGTCGCGCTCGTCAAGGCGATGGGCGGCCAGATGCGGGGCCTCAAGGACCTCGGCATCCAGGTGAAGACGACGTCGGGTGACACTGCGTCGTTCGCCGACGTGCAGGCGCAGCTCAACGCGATGTTCGGCGGGCAGGCTGCCGAGGCTGCCAACAGCCAGACCGGCCAGATGAAGGCCCTGCAGATCCAGTACGAGAACACCAAGGAAGCGATCGGCCGTGCCCTGCTGCCGGTGATGCTGCAACTGGCGAACGTCGCGAACAGCCTGTTCGGCTGGTTCAACAGCCTGAGCAGCGGCACGCAACAGTTCCTTGTGCAGGTCGTGGCCTTCACCGGTGTCGCCTACGCAGCGGTCAAGGGTTTCATGGCGATCCGCACTGCCATCATCGCGATGAACGCTGCTGCGGCTGCGTCGCCGATCGGCATCATCGCCGCAGCGGTGGGTGCCATCGGGGCGCTTGCGATGAGCACATCGAGTGCTGGCGACTCCGCCGAGAAGGCGATCGACTACACCGAGGAGTACCGCAAGGCGGTCAGGGACCTCGGCCTCACTGCCGACGCGACGGCAGTGCTGATCGAGGCTGCCCAGAAAGCCGTCGACGACAATCAGAGCAGCGCAGAGACGCGTGCCCCCTACGAGGCAGCGATTCGCAACATGGGCCTCGCCGCATCCGACACCGAGAAACTGCTGTACGCCCTCAATAATCAAGGCGTTCTTTTTACGGATGTCTTGGAGGGCATGACGCCAGAGGGTCGGAAAGCCGCTATCTCACTGCAGGCAATCGTCGAGTATGCGGCGCGCCTCCCGCGCGAGATTCAGTACGGCACCAAGGGCATCGAAGGGTTGACCGACGCAGCCGGCGAGGTTGAGAAGCCGATCATCAACGCAAGCGGCGCGCTGCGGGACTGGGTACGCGAGCAGGAGATCGCCGCGCAGGAGTCTGAGCGTTGGGCAAGGCGCACGATCACTGCGTACGACTCGGCGTTCGCCTATCTCGAGGGCTTGGTCAACAAGGACCAGGCGGTCGAGAACATTGCGGAGAAACTCAAGGAGTACCGCGAGCAGGTCGAGAAGACCGGCGACAAGTCGAAGGACTCGCTCAAGGCGCAGAACGAGTACGTGCTGGCGCTCGCCAACGGCGCCGCCGTTGCTGCCGAGTCGGTGCCTGGTTTCGACAAGCTGACCGAGGCCCAGCAGAAGGTTGCCCAGTCACGGTTCATCAACGAGTGGGCACGCAACGTCCAGAAGACCGTCGAGCCGGGCTCGCCGCTGTGGGTCGCACTGCAGCGCATCATTGACCAGGTGTTCCTGCTCACCGGCGGGTCGACGTCGTCGGACATGATCGGGTCGATCAACCTTGAGGGCGTCAAGCTGCCCGGTCGGGCGAAGGGCGGGCCGGTGATGGCCGGCAGCGCCTACGTCGTCGGTGAACGCGGCCCTGAGGTTTTCGTGCCCGGTGCGTCAGGGACCATCATCCCGAACGGTGCCGGCGGCAGCAGCATCACGGTGAACGTCACCGCCCCGACGGGGACCGACCCGTACGCGTTCGGTAACGCTGTCGTGTCGGCTCTCAAGTCGTGGGTGCGGGTCAACGGCAGGCTCGCTGGGGTCGCGGCGTGAGCATCACGCCGCACGGGCGGTCGGGCCAGTATCCGACGCTGACGGTCGAGATCGGGTTCTCGACGGTGTCGTCGGGCAGCTCGACGTGGGCGACAGGCACGTGGTCGTCGGCGAAGTGGTCGGGTCGTGACGTGGTGTGGACCGACGTGTCGGATTACGTGCGCGCGCTGTCGACCAGCCGTGAGCGCAACCGTGACACGGACACGTTCCCGGTCGGCACGGCGACGGTGGTGCTGTCGAACAAGGACGCCCGGTTCACGCCGGCGAACACGTCGGGCCCGTACACGTCGAGCGGTGTCACCAAGGTCGTGCCCAAGGTCCCGATCCGTATCCGGGCCACCTGGAACAGCGTCACCTACGGCGTGTTCTACGGGCGCATCAACTCGTGGCGTGACGACTACCCGGCGCAGGGCAAGGATTGCGTGACGACGATCACCTGCACCGACGTGCTCGCCGACCTCGCCGTCATCGACCTCGCCGCACTGGTCGCGCCGGTCGGCGCTGGCGAGCTGGCCGGTGCACGCATCTCGCGCATCCTCAACTCGTCAGGCTGGGCGTTCGGCACCGACATCAACACCGGCGCAATCGTCACCTGTCAGGCAACAAGCCTCGGCGACAACGCACTCGACATGGTGCAGAAGGCTGCCGAGTCCGACGGCGGTGTCGTGTTCGCCGACCAGGACGGCGACCTCACGTTCCAGGACGGCTACTACCCGACCGGTGCGCGCTCGAGCAGGGCCAGCACCGCGCAGATCACGTTCGGCAGCGGGGCCGGGCAGGTCAAGTTCCTCGACCCGGTGCTCACCTACGACGACACGCTCATCTACAACGATGCGACTGCGACACGGACGGGCGGCACGGCACAGGAATCGACCGATGCCGACTCGATCAGCCTGTACGGGCGGCGGTCGCTGTCGCGCACCGACCTGGTGTCGGAGACCGACGCCCAGGCGAAGGTGCTCGCCGACCTCGACATCCTCCGGTTCGCCGACCCCGAATACCGGGTCGCGTCGCTGGTCGTCATGCCGGCGTCGTCGCCGAGCACCTACTGGCCGCTCGTGCTCGACTCCCGGTTCGGTGACTACTGCGTCGCCAGCGTCGCAACACCATCGGGGATCACGATCACCCGTGACGTATTCGTCTCGGGCATCTCGCACAACATGACGCTCGAGGGCGGCTGGTCTGTGCAGTTCGGGTTCACGTCGGCCACCCCCTACAAGGGCACGTGGGGCGGCTGGGACTCGGGCCTGTGGGACACCGTCACGTTCTTCGCCTAGGGGGTAACGCTTGGCACTCATCAGCAACGTCACGGCTGGCGCGACGATCGACCCGACATGGGGCAACGCGATCCGCGACCAAGGCGTGCAGACCACGACGTCGGGCGCACGGCCGGGAACACCGGCCGAGGGCATGCTCATCTACGAGACCGACACCGACCGCCTGCTCGTCTATTCGGACACGGCTTGGGTGAGGGTCGGTCAGGGCACGACCTCGGGCCGCACCGGCTGCACGATCCGCAAGACCGGCAACACAGCCGTCGGCAACGTCTCGAACTCAACGATTACCTTCACGGTCGAGGATGTCGACACCGACGGCTTCATCGCCGTGTCGTCGAGCACCGTGACGATCCCGGCGAACCTCGGCGGGCTCTATTCGGTCGCCTGCTCGGTCACCTTCGATACCGGCGGCGTTGCGACCACGATTGGCGTGTCGATCCTTGCGAACGTCTCGGGCACCAACTACGGGTACTCCGGCTCGGTGCTTGCGGCGAACAACACGCCGACACAGTCCGGCAACATCAAGACCTCGGGCATGTCGATCGCACTGCCCCTGTCGGCTGGTGACACGCTGACCTTCTCGACGATCCAGTCGTCGGGCGGGTCGCTCAACCTCACCAGCGCCATCGCTCACGTGTACCGGATCGGGGTCTGACATGGCGCGCATCGAGAATGTGGCCGGCGGGAACCCGGTGACTGCGTCGTGGGGCAACGCGGTGCGTGATGCCAGTGTTATGCAGGTGACTACCGCAGAACGCTCGAGCATCACCGCTGTGACGGGCCAGATGTGCTTCGACACGACGCTGAACCGGTATTTCGTCTACAGCGGCACTGCCTGGGTGCCGACGGGGCTTGCTGCCGTCCCGGCCGGACGTGTCGGCTGCACGGTGCTGCGCAACGCGAACCAGAGCATCCCGACCGGCGTCGGCCGGCAGGGCGTCACCTTCGACGCCGAGAACTACGACTCTGACGGGTTCTTCACGGCGTCGTCCACCGACATTGTCATCCCCACCGGGCTTGGCGGCCTCTACGGCGTGTCGTTCACGATCTGGTGGGCAACGTCGCCTGGTACCTCGTCCTACACGCGCCTAGCGATCATCCCGACATCAGGCAACTACGGCAACATCGACGGCGACTCGTCAACGGGCTCGACGTCAACGCTGGGCGGCACGCCGCACGTGACGGGAAACGCAGGTTTTTGGGCGTTCAATGATGGCGACAAGGTGCAGCTGTTCTGTTCGCAGCAGACCGGCTCGGCGATCAACATCACCGCACGTGTCCAGCTATTCAGGATCGGGGTCTGAAATGGCTGCAGCCAACCTCAACGTCGCACGCCTCACCGTGTAGGGGTTCCAGATGACAGACCTGTACCCGTGGGGCTACGCCGGCGCACGCCTCACGCTCGAGCAGATCGCCGCCAAGCCGGGCGTCGCAATGATGGACCCCGAGTTTCGTCGTCGCACGTTTGCGATGATGCAGACTGCCCGCAGGGCGGGCGTGTCGCTCGGCATCGGCGGCGCCGGGCGCAGCACCGCCTCGCAGCGTGCCTTGTTCCTGCGCCGTCACGATCCGGTGCTCGTCGGTGGCTGCTGCCGGTTCGAGGGCAAGCGGTACAGGCTGAAGCCGCACACGGCACACGCCGCACCGCCGGGCCTGTCGTATCACGAGCCGACAACACCGGCCGGTGGGGTGCTCGCCGCCGACATGGTCGGGAACCTCAAGTGGATGGCCGGTGCGGTCGCCGAGTTCGGGCTGCGTGAGTTCTCGAAGGTGAACAGCGAACCGTGGCACATCCAGCCGGTCGACATCCCCGGCGGGCGCTCCGCATACAGCCCGCACAGGCATCACCCGCTCAAGCAGATCACCCTGCCCGGCGACCTGCCGACACCGACACTGAAGCGTGGCGACGAAGGGGCAGCAGTCGCACGCCTGCAAGACCTCCTGCGCGCACACGGGCACGACCCCGGTCGCAGCGACGGCAGGTTCGGCCCGCGCACCGAGGCGTGCGTCAAGGCGTTCCAGCTCGCCAACGGCCTGCCGGTCGACGGGATCGTCGGCCCCGCAACCTGGGCGGCGCTCTCGTGACCGCCGGCACCGACGTGCTCGTCGCCGTCATCGCAGCCGGCGCAACGATCACCGCTGCCGTTCTCACCATGATCGGCAACGTCGTCAAACTGCGCCGCGAGAACCGCAAGCAGCACGGCAGCGTCGGCGAGGCACTCGCACGCGTCGAGACCAAGGTCGAGATGACACACGAAGGCGTGCGTGACGTCGCCGCCCGGCTCGACGACCACATCAACGGGCCGCACCACACCAGCAGCGTGATCGTGCACCCGAGACACATCACCGGCGGCAACGCCGACGTCGCCTGAACACAGGGGGAAACATGACCAGCAAGCTCAAGGCCAAGCTCGCGAACATCGGGCTGTCATTCATCCGTGCGTTCGCCGCCGGTGCCAGCCTCGGCCAGATACCGGGCGACCTGCGCGGGGCGAAGGCGGTGCTCGTGTCGGCCATGATCGCCGGCGGGGCGGCCGCCCTGCGCACCATCCAGGCGATGCTCGAGCAGGCTGCGGGCACCGACACCGGCGGTGACATCTGAGCGCCAAGCCGGGCGGCCTGCTCGACGCCATCAAGGCTGCGCAGGACTCGCACCGTGTCGGCTCCAAGTGTGGCGTCGCCACCATGATGCAAACACTCACCGACGCCGACATCGCCGACCTGCGCACTGCGCTCGCCGACCCGACAATCACCACCGTCGTGATCGGGCGCACCCTGCGCGCCCTCGGGCACAAGGTCGGCGACGACAGCCTGCGCCGGCACCGGCGGGGGGTCTGTTCCTGTGAGCCTCGCTGACGAGATAGCAGCACGCGCCGTCACCTCGCGCGACCGGCTCGGCCGGATCGCCGACCTGCTCGAGCGCAACGGCATCGACGTCGACGACGTCGGCAAGGTCGACAGGGTCAACGTCTGGCAGGGGTTCTACAAGGACGCCGACGGCGAGGCCCACACGGTCGACATGACCGGCATCACCCTGTCGCCGAAGTGGGCAGACGGGCCGCAGTGGCCGGTCGTCCAGCCTGCGACACCGGTCAAGGTGCCGCCGTCGAAGGTGCGACCCGAGGTCGTCGACGGCTGGGAACGTGCCGTCATCCTGCCCGACATGCAGGTCGGCTACTACCGGTCGCACGGCGAGCTGCTCGAGCCGACACACGACGAGGCTGCGATCGCCATCGCGCTCGCCGTCTGCCGCCAGGCACGCCCGGCGCTCGTCGTCATGGTCGGCGACAACGCGGACTTCCCCGAGCTCGGCAAGTACCGGCTCTCGCCCGCCTACGCCCGCACGACACAGGCAACCATCGACCGGCTCGCCATCCTCGCCGCCGAGGTCCGGGCCGCTGTCGGCCCCCACTGCCGTGTCGTCTGGCTCGCCGGCAACCACGAGGAACGCCTGCCGAACTATCTGCTCGACAACGCTGCCGCAGCGTTCGGGCTCAGGCAGGGCAACCAGCCCGAGTCGTGGCCGGTGATGTCGCTGCCGCACCTGTGCCGGTTCGACGACCACGACATTGAGTACCTGCCTGGCTACCCGGCCCGCTCGCACTGGATCAACGAACGGCTGCGCGTGGTGCACGGCGACAAGGTCGCCAGCGGCGGCTCGACCGCCCACAAGTACCTCGGCACCGAGAAGACGTCAGTCATCTACGGTCACATCCACCGCATCGAGTACGCCGAACGGACACGCGAGGATCACGACGGCCCGAAAACGATCATGGCTGCCAGCCCCGGCTGTCTCGCCCGCACCGACGGTGCCGTCCCCTCGACGAAGGGCGGCATCGACCTCGACGGCCGACCCGTCGTCAGGCACGAGGACTGGCAGCAAGGTCTCGCCGTCGTCGAGTACGAACCGGGCGACGGCCGGTTCACCTACGAACAGATCGCAATACGAGACGGCTGGGCCCGCTGGCGCGGCCGTGAGTACAGGGGGTCGCAATGAACAGGCTGCCGCTTGCGTTCGTCGTCGGCTGGTGCGTCGGCGGCACCGTTGCCGTCGGCTACCTGTTCTGGTGGTACTGCCGATGAAGGGCAAGCTCGTCCGTGTCCGCTGGCACGACGCACACTCCTGCGGCGACGGCTGGCAGGCCATCGAGGAGATCGACGCCGAACCGTATGTCGTCGACTCCATCGGCTACGTCATCGTCGGCGCCAAGCCGAACCACATCGTGCTCGCAGCCTCGGCCTCCGATGACGCTGTCGACCACGTGTTAGCGGTCCCGCTCGGCATGGTGCGCGAAGTCGTCGAGCTGAACGACGGCGCCCGCATCCCGCTCGAGCAACTCTGCTAGATCGTCGCTGCTCCCCCTCCAGCGACTACGCACGCCCCCGCCCGCAAGGGTGGGGGCGTGCACTGCTTTTCGGGGAGGTCGGCGTGACACATCTCTGACACATTCGAACACATTCGGTGCGGTAACGTGCGACCAACGCAGACCTGAGGGGGAACGCGATGCCGAGTTTCATGACTCCAAAGCAAGCATCGGTCACTTGGCCGGGCGCTACGGGCACCGTCACGCGGATCAGCGTTGACAAGCCGGTGCAGATGGTCGGGACGATGTTTGAGACGCAAGATCCCGACTGGGTTGGTCGATGCCCGAACGGGCACGAGAACACTTGGCAGACCCTCCGACGGGTGAAGGTCGGCGAGTACTGGTGTGATGACTGCAACGACATGATCGACGAGATGGAGACGCGTTGCGCACGGTGCGACGAACCGCTAACCGGCCGCACGTTGCCACCCGGCGACGTTGCTGTGCCCGGTGTTGTCACCACAACGGCCGAAGTGGTCGGCACCGGAGAACCGCCGGCGTTTGACTCGCTGGCGCGCATCGAATGGGACGGCAAGATCGCCGACGCCTACATCATCGGTTGGACACGACACGGCACCGACGGCTTTACCGCCACGCTTGAGTTGACCGGAGAATGGAGGCAGAAAGGTGGCTGACGACGACGACATTGTGTCCCGACTGCGCACCGGCGAACACACTTCTTTAGGGCGTTGCCTGAAAAGATTTTCCGAGAAATGTTGCTGTAGTGGTTGACGTCATGTGCGAAATGTGGTTAGATACAGACATGGCAGCAAGCGCAACCACTACAGGCCGCAAGGCCGGAAGGGAGGCCGTCATGGCCGCCAACACAGTCACTGTTCGCATTGCGAACTTCCCGATCGTCAACGGCTACTGGGGCCGCATTGACGGCACGGTCGAGTGCGAGGCCAAGGTGCTGCGCACCTACAACGGCAAGATGGTTGAGGTCAAGCTGGTGAACCCGCCAGCGCCCTACAAGAAGGGCGAAGTGCTTGCCCTTGACATCCTGCCCGACGGGTCGTTCGGCCCCGCAGAGGTTCTCGGCCTGCTGGAGGTGAAGTGATGAGCGCCGTGCTGTGGATCAACCAAGACCAAGGCGGCTGCACCTGTGTCGCCCACGCAGGTCGCGAACTTACGGCCTGCCTGAACGCTCGCCCGAAGGCCAAGACCCACCAGACCCAGCGAGGTCGCTGGCTGCTGGTGAACGACGACGACAGGGCATTCTGGAGGGCAGAGATGGGCAGTGAACTTGACTGCGAGGTCTGTGAGCAAGATCGTCGCAATGCGGGGCCGCACCTCAGGCTCGTCAAGTGACCGAGCCGTCAAGGTTCGCCGAGTACCGAGATCGCCTGCGAGGCGGTCCTGCGCGCACACCAAAACCCTGCGGCACCTACGCAGCGTTTCGTCGGCACCAGCGCAACGGCGAGCCGATTGACGACGCCTGTCGTCAGGCATACAACGAGCACCAGCAGGCGATGTACCGACGGCGCAAACAGGCGTAAGGGTGCCCGCTGCACGCTTGATCGTTCGGTAGCAAACAGGGCAGCGGCAGGGCAGCGGCAGGGCAAGTGCTGCCCTGTGCCCGCAGATGCACGCACGTTTACCTGCGGTTTTGCACGCCACGACATCAAAAAAGCGCATTCACACCGTGGAGGTCATCGGTTCGAGCCCGGTATCGCCCACTAGAAAACAGCAGGTCAGCGGGGGTGCGAGCCCCCGCTGACCGCCGTTTCGGGGGCCTGTCAGGGCAGAACAGGGCAGACAGGGCTAACGTCGTGCCCTGTGGCGGTGGAGAAACTTCCGAGCGGCAAGTGGCGTGCGAGCGTCCAGCACAACGGCGCGAGGCGCAGGTCGGCACCGCAGCCGACCAAGGCAGCTGCGAAAAACGCTGAGGCCGCGCTGCGACTTTCGCTCACCGACGAGCTCGGCCCGTCGATGCGCCAGCCCGAGCAGGTTGCGGGCATGACTATCGGTGACCTGGTGCGGCTCAATCTTGAGCACTCGAGGTTCAGCGCCACCTATGCGGCCGAGACGAGGCGCACGCTGGCACGCCTGCCTGATTCGATCACGCACCGCCAGGCGGCGAATGTCGCACCGTTGCACGCGGCGCGCTGGTGGCAGCAGCTGGAGCGCGACGGTTGGACGGCCCACATGGTGAAGCGGGCGCACGAGGTGATCTCGTCGGCGTACTCGCGCGGGATCAGGCTCGGCATCGTGCGCAGCAACCCGCTACGCGACGTCGCACCGCCCAAGCCGCCTGCGCCCGAGATCGTGCTGCCGGCGCAGGACACGGTGCCGAAGGTGCTCGCCGTCGTCAACGACCCCTGTTTCGCTGCGCTCGTCTACGTGATCGCGACGACAGGTGTGCGCCGTGGCGAGGCGGTCGGCATCAAGTGGGGCGACATCACCACCGGCGACAGGGGCACCAGGTTGACGATCCGTCGAGCCGTGTCGTACACGCCGGCGAGCGGTGTCGTCGTCAAGGACACCAAGACGGCAGCGAAGGGCCGCCGCACGATCCCGTTGCCGCCCGAGACGGTGCAGGCGCTCGCCCGCTGGAAGGCTGCGCAGGCCGAGCGGCTGACGATCGAGGCGGTGATGCCCGATGCGTTCGTGTTCTCGCTGACGGGTGACGCCCCGCACCGGCCCGATTGGGCGCAGGCACGGTGGGCGAAGGCGTGCAGGGCGGCAGGGGTGACGGCGCACCTGCACGAGCTGCGGCATGCGTTCGTGTCGAGCCTGCTCGAGGCCGGCGAGAACCCGGTCAGGGTGTCACGCCTCGCCGGGCATGCGCGCACCAGCACCACGCTGGACATCTACGGGCACCTGCTCGAGGGGTAAGCACCGCCACTAGACGACGTTTGCGGGCGTGGCTAGTTTTCGTTCAGCACGAGGGGGTGCTTCATGCAGGCCAGTCCGTTGTTCGCGAGGTTCCTGCCCGCCGAGATGTTCGGGGGGGGGGGGCTCAGGGCCTAACCCTGTCCCAGCCCGAACATCTGTTTGGTGTCATGACGGACGACGAGGTCACACCGGAGGTTGAGCTGGCGGCTCAGGTGGCAGTCGCTCGAGCAGAGCTCGCAGAAGTTCGCGCACTTCTGCTACGTCTCGCCGCAGCCCTGCCACCTCATCAGACAGCGACACCGGGGTCGTAGCGTCCAGGGCCGCCTCGATCAGGCGTTTCGTGTTGTCCCGACAAGCCTCGCCGGTCTCGACCGCTGCGATCGTCATGCGCGAGACGCCTGCGAGGGCGGCAAGCCGCTCCATCGACAGACCTGCAGCAATACGCCGCCTGTGCACGCTCTCGCCCCAGTTTTCCACCTTGTGTAGCGTAGTGCTCGCCTGTGGATAACGGCAAGAATCTTGCAATGACTTGCATACCTGTGCACAGGTTGGCATACTGCCCGGCATGGACAAGCCGAAGTTCCTCCACCTGCACGATCTCGGTCTGCAGCTCCTCGACTCCGGGCGCCCTGCACCAAGCCGTCGCACGCTGATCCAGCGGGGGCGGGCCTTCGCCGAGGCGAACGGCCTGCGCATCTTCTCGATCGGCGGCCAGCACTTCGTGTCGAGCGCCGAGGTCGACCGCCTGCACGACGGGGCAGCCGCATGAACCGGTGGCGCTGCGCCCGTTGGTGCTGCGAGGCGTTCACGACCCCGACCCCGCACCAGCCGTACCACCTGTGCGACCGAACCGGCACCGTCGACGCCTACGTCGCCGATCACGGCACGACCGGTGCGCGCGCTGTCGTCACCGAGCTTGTCGAGCGCCGGCACCTCAAGGCCGTGGCGTGATGCAGGCCGTCGACCCGCACGCGGCGCTCGCCCTGTTCGCCGACGACCCGCGCTACCCACAGGTGCGTGCACAGATGCACCCGTCGATCGGCGGGGCGTTCGCGATCCCTGCCGACACCGATGACGCACTCGTCTGCATGGCGACACTCGCTGCGATCATCTCGCACCGCGAGCTGCTGCTCGCCGGGGGCGACACCTGCAACCACGTGGCACGGGTGAAGGCGATCGCCGACACCGTCGGCCACGATGCCTCGAGGCACTACGTCACCACCAAGGCCGGTGTCGGTCACTGGTTCGAGTTCACCGCACGGGTGATGGCATGAGGCTCGCCACCGACCTCGCCTTCACCGACGCCGAGTGGGACATCGCCACCGACGTGCACCACAGCCTGCAGGCCGGGGGGCCGCTGTCGCTGCGCGAGCGCCAACTCGCTGCCGTCTGCGGCAGCACCGAACGGGCGCTGCAGGTGCTCGCTGCGGTGCGCCGGGCCGAGGCACACCTCGAGCGCATCCTCGCACTGCCCGACAGTGCACCCGAGTTCCACCTGTCGCCCGCTCCGCAGCCCACCCCTGCGTCGAGCGAGCGGCGGGCAGCGCGATGCACGGCAACCGCGCGCGCTGCCCGCACCGAACTTGCACTCGGCATCGCCGCGACGACCGTCGTCGGGATGGTGCCGGTGCTCACCGCCATCAACACCTTCCGAGGGGGGAACTGAATGAGCAGGGAACGGGACAAGAACCCGTCGCACGTCATCGCGATGCTGCGCACCGTCATCGCCGCATTTCGACGTGACGGCGTAACCCACGTCAGCGTCGACGACCTCGAGCAGGCCGTCGATCAGGTGGAGGCCCGCCGTGGCCGCTGACGACAACCACGCCTTCGGCCTGCGCCTGTTAGCGCATCCGCTCACCGGTATCGCCGGCATGAGCGACGAGGAGCGCCGCCAGGTCATCGCTGCCGCACGCCACATCGACGGCCTCGTCGACCGCCTGTCGGCCCTCGAGCAGGAACGCGACTACTGGCAACGGCTGGCGAGCAATGTCTGACCTGACGTTCGGTTCCCTGTTCGCCGGCGTCGGCGGGTTCGACCTCGGCATGGAAGCCGCCGGGTGGGAATGCGCCTGGCAGGTCGAATGGGACGACAAGTGCCAGCAGGTGCTCAGGTATCACTGGCCGACCGTGCCGAAGTACGGCGACGTGTCCACCGTCAACGGCAACGAGCTCGCACCCGTCACCTGCATCACGTTCGGCTCACCCTGCCAAGACCTGTCCGTCGCCGGCAAGCGTGCCGGGTTGGACGGCAACCGCTCTGGCCTCTTCTTCGAGGCGATCCGAATCATCAAGGAGATGCGTGATGCAACTCGATCTGTTTACCCCCGATGGGCAATCTGGGAGAACGTCGTCGGAGCCCTCAGCAGCAATCGTGGGCACGACTTCGCTGCCGTCCTCGATTCGCTGGCAGAAGCAGGGGCGGTGGCAATCGAATGGGCTGTCCTGGACGCACAATATTTCGGAGTGCCCCAGCGACGACGGCGCGTGTTCGTCATCGCTTGCTTCGATCCTGCAGCCGCCGAACGATGTCCCGACCCGCTACTACCTGTCGCAGAAAGCCTGCCAAGGGATTTTGCGACGCGCCGAACGGCGCGGAAGACAGCTGCCGCAGGTGCTGCACGACGCGCTGACACAAGCAGCAGCCTGACCGAGGAACACACACACACACACGTCGCCGCGCTCACCTCAACCGGTGTCGGCACCTGCAGCGCAGACGACAACCAGGCACAGGCAGGTCATCTCATCGCCTGCGGCAACGCTCAACTCGGGCGGGAACCGGGGTGGCTTTAGGACAGAACCCGGCGAACACTTGGTGACTGTCGTGAACGACCCGACAGCCGACATCGTCGGCACGATCAGCGGGGGGGGCATCCAGGCTCGTACAACGGGCAGGACGCCTACACCGGACTCCTCATACCTGTCAGGAGTGGTGAACGCCGTGACCAGCAAATGGGCGAAAGGCACCGGTGGGCCTGCAGGCGACGAATGCCAAAACCTTGTGCCGGTGTTCGTGAAGTCCAAGCGGGCGCAGTCAAACACCGACGACGAGACATGGGTGGAGGGGGGCCAGCACCAACCCTCAACCAGTTCGACCAAGGCGACACACGGGCGACCGTGCTGGCGATCGCCGAGAACCAGCGGAACGAGATCAGCATGACTGAGACAATGGGCACGCTCGGGCAGGGTGGCGGCAAACCGGGACAAGGAAATGCAACCGTGCTTGCGTTCGGCCACACGCAAGGCATTGACATCCAACCGTCCGAACATGCGACGCCGACGCTACGCACCGAAGGCGGTGGCGCAGACGGCTGCGCCACCGCCGCAGTACGCCGTCTCACACCGCTCGAATGCGAACGCCTGCAGGGATGGCCCGACGCACACACCGCCCTCGGCGTTGATGCTGACGGCAACACGATCAGCATCTCCGACAGCGCCCGCTACCGGATGATCGGCAACGGCGTCGCCTCGCCGGTCGCAGCATGGATCGGCCGACATATGGCCGCAGTGGAGGCAGACCTGTGACCGCCTCCCGGCAGTGGCTGGAGATGCGCACCTTCGAGGCGAAGCGTGGGGCGCTCATGCACGAGTCAGGTGTGACTCAGGTGATGGTGTTCTGCATCGGGTTCACGCACCCCGAGACCGACCAGGTGCTCGGCGTCGAGTTCGTGTTCGACCTCGAGCAGGCCGACGAGATCATCGACACGATCGAGCAGGCGGCAGCAGCATGACCGAGATCACGTTCGAGGTCGAGGGCCTGCCGATGCCGCAAGGGTCGCACACGGCGGTCAGCCGTGGCGGCAAGCCGGCGCTGATCCCCGCAGGCACCAGCACCAGCCGCAAGGCGTTCGCAACCTGGCGTGGGCTGGTCGCCGACGCTGCCGCCGACATGGTGCCCGACGACGGGCCGCTCGACGGGCCGCTCGAGGTGTCGATCACGTTCCGTCTGCCGATGCCCGGCTCGCGCAACGCCGACACCCGCCGCACCGGCTGGGCGTGGGCGGCAACCAAGCCCGACCTCGACAAACTGGTGCGCGCCGTCGGTGACTCACTCGTCGCCGGTGGGCTGATCCGTGACGACAGCCGCATCGTGCGCATCACCGCCGAGAAGGTCGAGGTCGGCGGCACCTGGTGCGGCGCCGAGATCGCGGTGCGCCCGTGCACGGGGGACTGGTCGTGAAACACGGCACCCGTCAGGCATACCTCAAGCACAAGTGTCGCTGCGACGACTGCTCGGCGGCCGAGCGCGACTACTACAACACGTTCGTCCGCTACCGGCGCAACCCTGACATCGACGAGGACGTGCTGCGCCTGCCGCGCGTCGACGGCCTACCGGTCGGCGAGTGGGTACGCAAGGCCGCCTGCCGGGGCCTCGCCGACCGGATGGAGATCCCGAACTTCTGGCATGCCAGGCGCAACGTGGAGCGCAAGCCCGAGGTGCTTGTCGCCAAGCGGATCTGTGCTGCGTGCCCGGTGCTCGAGCAGTGCCGCACCTGGGTGCTCGGTCATCAGGCCGACCCGTGCCCGGCGCACGTCGTCGCCGGCATGACGAAGTTCGAGCGGCACGACCAACGCAGACAGATGGGCATCCCGGTCTCGGGACGCAGGACAGGGCAGGTGGCGTGATGCCTGCGACACCGCTCACCCTGCACCACGGCTCGTGCCTCGACGTGCTGCCCATCATCCCCGACGCCAGCGTCGACAGCATCGTCACCGACCCGCCCTACGAGCTCGGGTTCATGGGCAAGCAGTGGGATGCCTCGGGCATCGCGTACAACGTGATGCTTTGGTACGAGTGCCTGCGGGCACTGAAGCCCGGCGGGCACCTGTTGGCGTTCGGTGGGACACGCACCTATCACCGGATGGCGTGCGCGATCGAGGACGCCGGGTTCGAGATCCGGGACAGCATCAACTGGCTGTACGGGTCAGGGTTCCCGAAGTCGCTAGACGTGTCAAAGGCAATCGACAAGCAGCGCCACGACCTCAACGACATCTACAAGGTGACCGCGTGGGTTCGGTCAGCCCGTGACGCTGCTGGCATCACCAACAAGGACATCGACGCCGCGTTCGGGACGAACGGCATGGCCGGCCATTGGACATCGAGCAAGAGCCAGCCGGCGGTGCCGACGCTCGACCAGGTGCCGACATTGCTCGACGTGCTCGGTGTCAACGTCGACGACGTACCCGCAGACATTCGCCGCCTGTTGTGGGACTTGAACGGCAAGAAGGGCCAACCGGGCGAGAACTGGGCCAAGCGTGAAGTGGTCGGCATTGCGTCAGTGCCTGCCGGTCACGCGTTCGCCGGGCCTGTCTACGGTGGCGACAGCAGCAGCGTTGAGGTCACCGTCACCGCACCCGCTACCGACGCCGCCAAGCAGTGGCACGGGTGGGGCACCGCCCTCAAACCGGCGCATGAGCCGATCGTCGTCGCCCGCAAGCCGCTCGTGGGGACGGTCGCTGCGAACGTGCTCGAGCACGGCACCGGGGCGCTCAACATCGACGAGTGTCGGGTGGGGAACGAGGGTGGCGGCACTCGTTGCGACAACCGTGACGACGCTGGCAAGTGCCTCGGACACGACAATGCAGGACGCAGCACGTCGGGCCAGACGGTTCATGGTGCTGAACGCAGCGGGGGCCGCTGGCCTGCGAACGTCGTGATTGACGAAGCGATCGCCGACGCGCATCCCGAGTGGGGGCGGTTCTTCTACTGCCCGAAACCGGATCGTGGCGAGCGCGACATGGGCCTCGGGGCGCTGCCGGTCACTAAAAGAGACATCGGAGACGACAGGCCGAGTGGCGGGTCTTGGGAACGTCGCGATGGGCGCACCAGCGCAGCAACAACGAACTTCCACCCGACGGTGAAACCGGTCGACCTGATGCGCTGGCTCGTGCGTCTCGTCACCCCTCCGAACGGCACCGTGCTCGACCCGTTCGCAGGTTCGGGCACAACCCTCGTCGCCGCACGGCTCGAAGGGTTCGCAGCGATCGGCATCGAGATGACCGCCGACTATCTGCCGATCATCGAAGGACGCCTCCAGTGGGCGCAGGAACAGGCCGTACAGCTGTCGCTGTTCGGCGAAGGGGGAACAGCAGCATGACGAATCTCGACTCGACGTGGGAACCGCAGCGTGACCGTTGGGGGCGCCCGCTCATCATCCCGCCCGACGGCGGCAAGCCTGTCGGCTACACACGCGCCACCACCGTCGCCAAAACACTTGACGACGAGGGCTCGCTGACAGCGTGGGCGCAACGCATGACCGCCGCCGGGCTCGCACGCAGACCTGACCTCCTCGCCCTCGTCGCCAGCAACCTCGACCCGAACGGCGACATACCTGCCGAACGGCGCAACACGGTGCAAGCCCTGTGCGACCAAGCGAAGGAAGCCGCAGCCGCCTCGAGCGCAGCAAACCTCGGCACCGCCCTGCACGGCCTCACCGAACAGTACGACCTCGGCAACGCACCGGCGTTCGTACCCGAACAGTTCAAGGCCGACATCGACGCCTACCGGCGCACCGTCGAACCGTTCGAGGTGCTCGCCGTCGAACAGTTCGTCGTGCTCGACGACTACCAGATCGGCGGCACCCTCGACCGCCTGTGGCGCCTGCCCGACGGGCGTGTCGTCATCGCAGATCTGAAGACCGGCCAGAACCTCGACTACTCGTGGCGGTCGATCAGCGTGCAGCTCGCCATCTACGCCGCAGGCACCCGCTACCACGACGGGCTGCGCTCACCGCTGTGCGTCGACAGCAAGGTCGACACCGACCTCGGCATCGTCATCCACCTGCCCGTCGGGCAGGGCCGCTGCGACCTCTACACCGTCGACCTGCGCGCCGGCTGGGTCGCCTTGCAGCACTCGGTGTGGGCACGCGAGTGGCGCAAGCGCAAAGACATCGCCACACCGTTCGTCCCTGCCCCGGCTAGCGCATCACCTTCCGTGCGTGACACCGCACCTGCGCCCCAGGCGTCAACACCGCAACACGGCGGTGAAGGTGCGGCGCCGGGCAGGGACACCCTCGTCGAACGCATCCGGCGCATCAGCGCCGCCGACGGCGGCCGTGACTGGCTGAAACTGCACTGGCCGGCAGGCATGCCGACCCTCAAGCAGTCCCTCGAGCACACCGCCGCCGAGCTCGCCGTGATCGCACGCCTGTGCGACGACGCCGAACGTGACCTCGCACTCCCGTTCACCGACGCCGACATCACCCGCACCCCGGCACCCGAGCAGGCAGCGCCTGCACCGGTCGCACGGCCCGACTGGCGACGCCCCGCCGACGGCAGGAAACTGTCCAAGGCTGCGACCGACAGCCTGCGCACCTCGGTGCAGACCCTCGAGACACCGGTACGCCAGCTCGTGTCGGGCTGGTTGCGTGACGCCGAGGCGAACGGGCGCGCAGTCGTCGTCGACAAACAGCACACCGAACGCTCGGCTGCCGTCATCGGCTGCATGGTGACCTGCGCCCGCTGGCTCGACGAACACCTCGACGGCGACGAGGACTACCTGCGCCTCGTCGTTGCCGCAGCACTCGACAGCGACATCGCACAGTTCCCTGCGACCGCCCTCGGCGCAGCGTTCGCCAGCCTCAGCAAGACCGAGGCACAAGCACTCACCGGCATCGTCGAGCGCGCCCAACAGGGCGAGCCGGTGCCGGTCACCTTCGACGACACCGGCCACGCACGCCTGCGTCTCGACACCGCCGCCTGAGCGGCACTCAATACACAGCACACAGCACACACATCAGACAACACAGGAGAACCAGACATGCCCATTGACCTCGACAGCGCAAGCAAGCCCCGCGGCAAGTGGGTCGCCTTCACCAACGTGGGCGACACCTTCAAGGGTCGCTTCGTCAGCGCAGACGAACGCCAGGCAACCAACTACGTCAGTGGCGAGCCCGAAACATGGGACGACGGGAGCCCCAAGCTCGAGTACGTGATGACGTTCGCCACTGACGATCGGGACGACGACAGCGACGACGGCGCCCGCACGATCTACGCCGGCAAGGCGTCACGCCTGTTCAAGGCCATGAACGACGCAGTCAAGGCCGCAGGCCTGCGCTGGGCCGACAGCCCGGTGCTCACCATCAAGCGCATCGAGGACGGTGAACCTGTCGTGCTCAAGAACGGCCGCAAGGGCAACCCACCCAAGCAGTTCAGGGCCAAGGCCGAGCGCCCCGCCAAGCCCGCCGTCGACCTCGACGACGACTTCGCCTGAGCAACAGATCGTGCCCGCCGCCGCACCGTCGATCGGGAAGCCGGTCGGCGGCGGGCACACCTACCGGAAGGGGAACCGATGACCGAACAGTCCTGTGACACCTGCGCCTACTGGGCCGAGCTCGACGACGACAACGGGCAATGCCGCCGCCACGCACCACGACCGCGCCCGAGCACCGACGACATCCTGTGGCCGGTCACCGACAGCGACGACTGGTGCGGTGAATGGGAACCCGTCGAATGCGACTGCGACATCGACGAGGTGTGCGGCATCTGCGGGCCCGACCCCGTCGACGAAACCTTCGAGCAGCTCGTCGGGACACTCATCGCCCAGCCCAAGCGACGCTGGTGGAGAAGGGGGGCGTGATGGGCGAACGACAGGTACGACACGACGATCTTGGCGATGTCACGTCGTCAGAAGAGTGGCAGGTCTTATGTCTTGCCATCTCCAACGTGCTCAACAAGTTCTATCGAGGAACAGACAGGAGCGATGAGTCGGCAATGCGCTTGCTTGCTCTTGCGCTACAAGTAGCGCCCATCGCTTCGACGTGCAAGCAATGTCGGCCGAATGCGCAATGGCTCTGGCCGGTGGGAATCAGCGGAGGCAACTGGGTCATTGCTGCGTATTCGTGCGACAGACACCCGGTGCACACCTTCGGATATGACGCTGAGATCTTGAACCAAGTGGATATCTCGGGGCTCGCATGATGCCAGTTGACAGCACCGAGCCGCAGCCGACCCTGCTCGAGTGGGCGCTGCGGTATGCGACGTGCGGGCTGCGTGTCGTGCCGATCAAGCCGGGCGGCAAACACCCGAACATCGCCGCCTGGCAGAAGGCCGCCACCACCGACACCGAGATCATCACGAGCTGGTGGACGCAGCTGTACCGCGATCACGGCATCGGCATCGCAATGGGGCAGGGGCTGTTCGCCCTCGACGTCGACGTCGCCGACGGCAAGCAGGGCGCAGCCAGCCTCGCCGCCCTCGAGGCCGAGCACGGGCCGCTGCCTATCACCGTCGAGGCCCGCACCGGCTCAGGCGGGCGACACCTCGTGTACGGCACCGGGATCGAGGTGCGCAACAATGCCAACACCCGACTCGGCGCCGGCCTCGACATACGGGGTGACGGCGGTCAGATCGTCGTCGCCCCCACCATCCACCCCCGCACCGGCCTCCCGTACCAGTGGGTGACCGGCCGTGCACCGTGGGAGATGCAGCCTGCCGCCGCACCCGCCTGGCTGCTGCGCCTGCTCGTCGACGAACCCCGCCCCGAACCACGCCCGGCACCCGACCGGCGCAACATCCTCGACGACCCCGACGACTCGATCGCCGAATGGGTGAACCGGCGCACCGACTGGCACAGCCTCCTCGCCGGCGACGGCTGGAAGTTCAGCCACCAGCGCGGCGACGACTCGCACTGGACACGCCCCGGCAAGGAAGTGCGCGACGGCACCAGCGCCGTGCTCCACGAACCCGACGGGCCGTTCGTGATCTTCTCCACCGACGCCAGCCTCAGCCCGCTCATGCGGCCCGAGGCGGCGACCAGCGCCGGCCAGTACGCCTACTCGGCGTTCGGGTACATCGCCGCCACACGCCACAACGGCGACCGCTCGGCCTGCGCACGGCACGCACGCCTCGAGCAGATCAACCTCACCCCGCCCGGCAGCAGCGGGCCGAAAGCAGTCATCACCGTGCCCGACGACGGCGACCTTGCAGGCGACTGGGATCGGGTCGACCTAGTGCCGATCGCCGCCGAGATCGCCAGCGGTGCACGTCAACGTGAACAGCCGACCGTGCTGCCCGTCGAGGACTCGATACCGCTGTTCTATCGAGGTCGCGTCAACCAGCTGTTCGGGCAGTCCGGTGACGGCAAGAGCTGGCTCGCCCTCGCCGCAGCCGTCGACGTCATGAACCAGGGCGAGATGGCAATGATCGTCGACTGGGAGGACAACCCCGACGGGATCGCCACACGCCTGCTCGACCTGGGCCTGCGACCTGCGCAGCTCGCCCTCGTCGACTACCGCAATCCCGGCACCGGGCTCGGCAGCGTGCTCGCCACCCTCGCCCTCGCCGACGCCGCCGGCCATCCCTACGGGTGCGTCATCATCGACTCCACCGGTGAGGCAATGGCCGCCGGCGGTGTCGACGGCAACGTCGACCCCGAGGTCGCCGCTTGGTTCCGTCTCGCCAAGGACATCGCCCGCTGGGCCAGCCGACCCGCCGTCATCCTGATCGACCACGTCCCCAAGAACCCTGAGGCGCCGATCGGGGCGATCGGCAGCCAGCGCAAGACTGCAGCCGTCACCGGCGCCGCCTACCGGGCGACACAGACCCAAGCCTTCGCACAGGGCAAGCCGGGCCGCATGCGCCTTACCGTCGCCAAGGATCGGCTCGGGAACCGGCCCAAGGGCTCAACCGCCTGCGAGGTTGACATCACCCCCGTCGGCGCCACCGGTCTCGGGTTCCGGTTCCACCTGACCGAGATACAGGCAGCCCTCGCCAAGGGCGAAACACCCCGCTACACGTCGCTCATGGACTCCATCAGCCGGTTCCTCGAGACCTGCCCCGGGGCGTCCGGGCGAACCATCACGAACGCTGTCGGTGGCAAGACCGATCACATCAGGGACGCCATCCAAACACTCGTTGACGAAGGCTACGTGCTCGTCGAGCCCGGCAGTCGAGGCGTACTCAAGCACTACAGCGACACCCCCTACCGGATGGTCGACGACGACTCGCCGGTCCTGCCAGCGTTCGACAATCGACCGCGCCCCGACCGCGCCCCGACCGCGCCCCGGGGCGCGGTGCAGAGCGGAGTTGACCGCGCCCCACCGCGCCCCACCCCCTATGAGGGTGGGGCGGGGCGCGCTCAACGCAGCAGGTCAGACGAAACATTCAAGATCGAGCGCGCCCCGGTCGAACGGGGCGCGCTCAACACCGACGGACTCGACGACTACTTCGACTAGGAGAACCCATGACCCGACGCATCAACGCACAAGCCCAGGCGATCACCACCATCGCCGCCGAGCTGCGCCGCCGACTGCCCGCCGCCCTCGCCCACGCTGCCGCCATCACCCCCGACGGCTACAGCCGAGGCACCACAGGGAGTGGTCGAGCGCCAGGGGTGCCAGACCCGGTCGGCAACGCCGTCGCCGCACGCACCGGCATCGGCACCCCTGCTGCCGTCACCAACCTCGGCCGCATCCTTGCAGACGTCGCCGTCATGCTGGGCGACGCACTCACCATCGTCGACAGCCTTGCCCCCACCCCCGGCACCAGCCCGAGGTGCTCCGGTGGCGCAGGACTCGACGGTCACCTCGAGTGGGGCGACCCCGGCTGTCGCAACGTTCCCGACGGCAGGCCCTCGAGGCAAGGCATGTGCGACTCGTGCTACCTGCGCGCCTACCGCTGGCAGACCCGCGTACCGAGTACCGCAGCATGAATCGCCGCCCTGACCTGCCCATCTGCACCATCTCGCGTGCATACCCCTGCTACCGTGCGTCATCGTCGGGCGAGGTGGGACGACGCAAGTTGTCCACAGCCCCCGGCCGAGCGGGCACCCCGGTGCCCCCGGCGGGTCGGTTTTCCACAGCCCCGAGGCCGGAATGG